ATATATCTATCGAAATATGTAATAGTAGTTATAAATATCTGAGGCGTCATCAAGACCTTAAAAAGGTCGTAGTCTTATTTAAGAAGATTCTCAATGATGTTGTAAAAGACGAAGATTTGGGTCTTATTAATAATCGTTTCTATCTAACTTATTTCGATACAATAAAAGGGAAACAAATTATTAAAAAACGATACAAGAGCAAGAGTGAATTAATCGATAATATAATTAAATCTCTCTACGTACCTTATTTAATAGATAGAAAGCCTACCGACGATGATGGTTGTATTGATGGCGCATTTCCATATATGTTCAAGTCTAGAGAAAATAAACGCAAGGTATTGTTTTTAAATCTACAAAGCTTTGACAAAATTAAAAAAATGATTTTTATAAAAAACGAGAAGAACATATATTCGCGCCTATTGGAAGGGTTGATGGACACACATCGATTTTTTGAAACTTGTAAGAGTAATAATATGTGTAGTTATGTAAACGATTGGAACATAATTGATATATTATTTTTTAGATTGAGAGAAATAATATACGTTATTCTATTTTACATATTCAGAGTGGGATTACATATTGATAATTTATTACCAGATAGTTGGAAGAAGGACACATTTATTCTACAGCATATATCAGTATTTAAATATGTATGGAGAGATATTATGATATATTTAACAATATGATTACCAGTCCAATTCTAGAATAGACCGAAAATACCCTTTTTACCCTTATTTTTTTTCGTTTTCGCCATTGGCTTCTTTGTCTTTTTCCATGTGACCGTCTTTTTCACCTTTTCTGCCTTCTTTTCTGCCTTCTTTTCTTCTGCTTTTTCTTCTTGTTCTTTACCAGCCTCTTTACCAGCATCTTTTTCAGCCTTCTTTTCTTCCTTATCCATTTTATCTTCAAATGGAATATAACGCAAAAACCACGATTCATAATCCTTTGAATCTCGTTTCCCCTTTAATTCCGTATATTTTTTGGCCTTTGTATTCCTCATAGACTCTAATGTTTCTTGTTCACCATAACAATTCACACTGAATCGTTTCAATAATCCACGTTGTTCGAGTCTATTTTTTTGTTGAACATCAAACAAATATTGCGCCATACATAAAATGCGATTTTCATCATAATATTCGCGACCACTATAGAAAAAGGCAAAATACAAACTCAACATGGTATCAATAGTAGCTACGCGAACCGTTTTATTTCCGCGTTTAATAATGTTATAACTATGACAAGCGAGCGGTTTATATATAAAAGCGACCGTTTCATCAATATTGTTGATTTTCACTCTGACTTCATAATGAGGAGCGACGAGTTCTCCAATGCCATCATGTTTTACAATTTTAATACCAGTATAGTCAAAATCTTGCAAGCGTTCTTTCAACATAGTGGCGGCTTGTTCCGGTTCTTCCGATAGGACATCAAAGTCCGGTGTTTTTTGAAATAATTTCTTTTGTCTTGCTGGCATATACTCCGAATATAAGAAACTCGCATAACCGCCAAAAAAGACCAACCCTTGATCGATAAACGAATCACGGACAGCATAATACAACTGTTCCTCTTTCTTAATATCAACCAATTCGAATTGTCGCTGAAATATTTTTGGATCACAGTGTTTTCCTTTTAAAGGATAGTTCTTGTTTAATAGAATAAGTCGTTTCAAAACCTTTTCCCATCGACTGATATCGCCAGCCGGTCTGGACAATTCTAAATACATGTTCATTCTAAGAAAATTAGGGGGACAGTACAAGATGCCGTAAACACGGATCCCTTCTTTTTGAACTCGCTTAAACAATGATTTGTCTAAATAAGTAATATCAGCGACCGGAATGAAATTCACATATACTTTGTAAGTTCCATGATGAACACCCGCCTTTGCCTCTACTTCTTGAAACCCGGCATTATAATAAATATCGGCCAATTCTTTCGCATCATCGAGCGCATTCGGAGAATAGAAATCATAATCGGGTATTTCAATATTTTTATCATAAAACTGGTCGTCCAACGGAAGAATATTATTAATGGCAGTTCCGCCATAACAAACGAGCCGTTTCTTCTTGAGGAAATCTTCCAACATGGATATAATTTTTTTCACATCTGGGTCGCTGACAGTTTGTCTTCCCTTTCGTTTTTCAGCAATATCTATGGCGTTTCTTAATATTTCAACTTCTTTTTCTTCTAATGTAACTTGCTTTTTACAATTAGCCATATAAGATATATATAATAAGTATAAAAAATTATTATATATATGATTTTGTATTTGTATTGAGGGACGGAAGTCTAAACACTTATAGAATAGTAATCCGTCGCCACAGTACGAGTGGTATAAGAATTCGCCGGATCTTGTGGTTTTGGGTCAGGTATAGTGACTGGAACAAAGCGCAAATGCTCCGGTTTTAAAACAAATGCGTGACCAACTTCATCAAAGAATAAACTATAGTATTCCATATTCGAGTCAAAGTTTTGGAAACTCATGCCTACCCACTGGCACCCATATTTGAAATTTAGTGCGGCTGCCACATTATTATTATAAGCACTGAGGTCGGGCATAGTTAGATTCATATTCTTTTTATTATATTCAATCAATTCATTTGAATCCGGTGCGTTGACAACATCGTATTGGCGAGTAGCCCTTAAAAATATAGAATTAGAGGCAATATTGACATATTCTTGAAGGGGTGTATTTTCAAACATAGGATTTGATCGATCGACCGAAATGATAATTTTACCAGTGAATTCTTTTAATGGAACGGATCCTAAATTATTGCCATTATATTGGTAACTGTATTCTTTGGATAATAACCTAGACTGAACTGTGGAATAGATAATATCGGCCATTTTCTTGTATATTTTATCATTATTGCTGGAAATACGAAAATGTAAAATTAATGGGTCATTTGGATTAGGGCATGATCCACCGCTAAAGGCATAATTATTAACCGTTTGTAGAACTTCATCAAATGCGATTTGATTATATGTTTGTTTTACGCGGTTATTATCAACCGCCGATGTAGCTACAACTGGTTCGTCCTTAACCGAATAAATTTCAAAATCTAGCACACGAGCACCTTGCGCAATACATGTTTTTAAAGCACATACATTCACATAATCATTCTTAAATTGCCCACCACAGCAGCAATTGTATGCGGTTTTTACATAATAATCGCGCAATAAATATTTATATGTGGCGTCATCTGGATTATAAGAAGAAATAAGTGGGAAAGAAGGATATAATTTTCCTAGTGCGTCACAATTGTTTTTATTAAGACGCATTTTACCAAGGGTATATGTAGTAATACCGATTATCAATATGACGATTACTGCGTAAACAACATATTTTATGGTAGTCGCGCTATTTTCTTCACTTAACATATCTGAAAACATTTGTTGAGTCTTTTTTAAACCATCCATACTTATATTAGATTATGAAAAAATAATTCGATAAAAACATATATTATATTAAATATTAATTATTAATTATTATTATAAAAAGTTAAACATAATTATTGTATGACAATTATATATATAATCCATGCCAGGAGGACTATTAAACATTGTTGCTTATGGAAATCAAAATGTATATTTAAATGGAAACCCGTCAAAGACTTTTTTCAAAACAACATATAAAAAATACACCAATTTTGGACTACAAAAGTTTCGCATTGATTTCGACGGTTTACGAAATTTGAGAATGTCTGAACCCTCTAAATTTACGTTTAGAATGAAACGATATGCGGAATTATTATTGGATACTTATTTAGTAGTTCAATTGCCTACTATCTGGAGTCCGATCTATCCTCCTCAAGATTGTTCTGGAAATTGGGCACCCTATGAATTCAAATGGATTGATAATTTGGGTTCGCAAATGATCCAAGAGGTGGAAATTGTAGTAGGCGGTCAAACGTTAAATCGGTATTCGGGTGCGTATTTATTAGCCATGGTTCAGCGCGATTTCTCAACAGAAAAAAAGGCACTTTATGATAAAATGACTGGTAATGTTCCGGAATTAAATGACCCTGGAAATGTCGGACCGCGTGTAAACGTTTATCCAAACGCGTATTATACTACAAATCAAGTCGGTCCGGAACCATCCATTCGAGCGCGAAAGTTATACATTCCTATTAATTTTTGGTTTACTTTAGCCGCGAAAATGGCGTTTCCTCTTGTGGCTCTCCAATATAATGAATTGGAAATAAATATTACGATACGACCAGTTCAAGAATTAATCGTGATTCGTGATGTAACTGACCAACAGAACAATTATCCGTATATTCAACCGAACTTTAATGAATCGTTACAACAATTTTATCGATTTATACAACCGCCACCAGACGTATCACTTAATACAATGTCATATCAAGATAAGCGTACAAACTGGAATGCGGATGTTCATTTAATATCTACATATGGGTTTTTATCGGAGGAAGAATCGAAAGTATTTGCCACACAAGAGCAAAAATACTTATTCAAATCTGTTTACGATTGGAATTTTTTCAATGTTACTGGCAGTCAGCGTGTCAAGTTAGAAAACACAATGGGTATGGTGTCGTCGTGGATGTGGATATTTCAGCGAACAGATATTAATTTGCGAAATGAATGGAGTAATTATACGAATTGGCCCTATCGTTATTTGCCACAAGAAGTCGAATTTGCGGATCCATCTGGAAATTGGGTATTGAATTGTAATCCGATTACCTTGGCTGGGATAGGACCCGGCTACAATCCATCAACTGGGTCACATACTGGTTATTTTACTACTGGTATTTTCGCACCCCAGAATCAGCGAGATATTTTACTTCAATTAGGTATATTATTGGATGGAAAATATAGGGAAAATGTGCTTGACGCTGGTGTGTATAATTACGCTGAAAAATATGTGAGAACATCTGGCAATGCTCCAGACGGATTATATAATTACAGTTTTGCCATAAATAATGACCCATTTGATTTCCAACCATCGGGTGCTATGAATATGAGTAAATTCCGCGAGATTCAATTAGAGTTCACAACATATAGCCCACCATTAGACCCATTAGCCCAAGTTTATACTATTTGTGATCCATCTAGCGGCGAAATTATAGGTGTTAATAAACCGACGTGGAGAATATACGATTATAACTATAACATGACTGTATTTGAAGAGCGTTACAATATACTAACCTTTGTCGGTGGTAATTGTGGTCTCATGTATGCTCGTTAAATATTCACATGTATATCTATCTCATCTAGAAAATATATTTTACTTACTTACTAAAATATATTTTACTCCTCTTAACAAATACAATTATTCTATTTTACATATTTTTTATGAGTTTTCCGCCCATATTTACAATGTTGTTTTTGGGAAAATCCTTTTGGACGATTACAATTAATACTTTTCTTATATTTCATGCTCCATTTTCTAGCTATTCTTTTTTTACTTTTTGCCATTATGTTATAACAATAGAAAAAAATAAATTTATATTTTATTTTCGTATTCTGTAATAAGAAGATTTTTAACTCGCGGTAATAAATCGGCCAATGGTTTTTGTTCGCTCATTCTAACAATTTCAACCGTGTCATACCATACTTTATCGTTATCATTAAACCATCTCCATTCACTTGTATATCCAATGAGCAGCAGAGTTTTTACACCCATTACACCGGCCATATGCGCAATAGAGGTATCTATAGTGACTAGCACATCGATATTTCGTAAAAGCGATACCGTATCAACAAACGGTTTCACAATATCAATATCATAGTTCATTATTTTATCAGCGAAATCAATGCGAGAAAAGTCTTCCGATATTTTGCCGTCCATTCTATGTAGACATATAGTTTGAAACCTATCATCTAAACATATATCTTTGAAATCGTCCAAATTGATTTGCTTGTCAATATATGAAATTAATAATCCACTATATACGATACCCACCTTTAATTTATTCGTGAATACGGACAATCGTTGTTTCCATATGTCGTCATTATTTACATCTTCTACAATATAGTTTATTGTGTTTGGTTTAATAGTTTGCACTTTTAAAATATAAGGTAGAGACATAATGTATAACTTTTTATCATATATAGATATATCAATTGCTTGTGAATCATCAATCACATTAATATTGTCATATGGGTCTGCGTTGAATAAATGAGAAACG